AAGGAAGTCTCCACTTGCAAGAGTTGCTGCTGTTAATCCATTAACATCTAGTTCTAATGTTACTGCTGCTGATTCACTACCAGAATTAGCTACTGTTATACCACCAGTTCCTGAATCTGCTACTGTTGCAACATAATTACCTGTTGTATCTGTTCCTAATGCTACAGAATCTGCTGCAATAGTAAGTGCTCCACCCGAAGCTACTGTTGCATCCCCACTTATATCATTAAATATTGCGTCTCTAAATACACTAAAATCAATTCTTTTTAAAGTACCTGCATCAGAAATCATTAACTCATCTGCATCTGCTACATCGCCAGTCATATTAGTTTGACCACTAATTACATTATTATTTAACATACTGCCTTCAACAGCTGTACTAGCAATAGTAGCATCAATACTAACTGCTGCACTACCATCAAAACCTGCTCCTGGTGTTACACCTGTTATATCTCCAGTTAATGTTATATCTCTAGCATTTGCAAGCTTAGTTGCTGTTCCTGCATTACCTGTAACATTACCAGTTACATTACCTTCTAAATCTGAAACAAGTGTTGCTTTTGCATATCCTGTACCAGCAACATCAACTGTTGTTGTAGGTTCATCTTGTAAATCTTTAAATAATTTAAACTTACCACTATCATTAGCATCTCTAAATAAACCTGCATATTTATCAGTTCCACTTGTATCGTACAAGCCATAAAAACCAATGTCTACAGAATCTGCAGCATTGTTAGCTTTTGCTAGTTTAATTAAAGGGTCTTCTACTATAAGATTAGTAGTGTCTATTGTAGTTGTAGTTCCGTTTACTACAAGACTGTTAGCAATAACAACATCATCTGGTAAACCAACAGTTATTGTTCCAGAACTTTCTCCAACAGTTACTTCGTTTGAAGTTCCACTAAATGTAATTGTATTTCCTAAAGATATTGCAGTAGAGCTACTTCCATCTGCAACAGTAATACTACTTTCAGCTAATTTAGTAATAGCAATAGATGCATCTGAAGCAACTTGACTATCACTTATAGTGTCTAATACTGCCAAATTTCCTAAACCTAAATTACTTCTCGCTGCAGTTGTAGTAGTTCCTCCAGTACCACCTCTAGCAATACTTAAAGTTCCTGTAGTTCCTCCAATAATAGGTAATCCTGTAGCATCTTGTAAGTCAAACGCAGGTGTTGCATCGCTTGCTCCTAAAGCCACACTTACTCCACCATAGCTTACAGATGTATTAGTTAAAGCTACATCATTAGCATTTACAGTAATTCCTGTACCAGCTCCTATGTTTAAAGTTGTACTTGAACCTAAAGCAACCGAACCTCCGTCAGTCAATCCTGCTCCAGCAGTTATTGTTACAGCAGATTCTTCTAGTTTACTTATTTGTATTTGAGCATCTGAAGCAACTTGAGAATCTGATATGCTACTAAGAGTAGCTAAAGTTCCTAAACCTAAACTTGTTCTTGCCGTGCTACCTGATTCGTATTGAAAAGCACCAGAGCCAGTAGCTACAATAAATTGACCATTAGAAGAAGCTGCTCCTAATGTATCTAAATCTTCTAAAACACCATCTACTGCTATAGTTAATGTTTCGTTTGAACTTTGATTTGTAGTAAAGTCTCCTATAGAACCTATACCTGCACCAGGACTTAAAGTAATAGTTGCATTAGCAGGAGCAGCTATACCTGATATTTCTGAATCTACATAAGCTTTAATAGATTGTTGTGTAGCAAGTTTAGTGTCGCTATCAGAAGACATATCATTTTCATCTAAAATAGCAGTACCACTTACACCTGTATTTATAACAGGGCTTGTTAAGGTTTTATTTGTTAATGTTTGTGAACCAGTAAGTGTTGTTACTGTAGAGTCTATGTTTAAGGTTATGTTACCAGTAGCTCCACCTCCAGACAATCCTGTACCAGCAGTAATACCTGTTATGTCCGCATCTCCAGAAGAGCCTCCTACTATAAGGTTTGTTACATCTCCTGTAGTTTGTACAGCTTCTTGTTTTGTTTTTTGCTGCTCAACAAATACTTGTTCATAAACAACACCATTTCTTTTTTCTTGCTTTATTAATTTACCATCTTCAAGAAATGATACTGATTCTCCTTCTCTTATATTCTGAGAAGATGGTCTGACTCTAAAGAATGAGTCAATGCCATTAACTCTATGTTCACCAGATTTTGGCATTATGAAGGTCTCTTGTTAGTTTGTCTGTAATCTATATTGATATCATTTATGGTAATAGAACCATTAGCAGTTATTTTAAAAGCCATTGATTCGCAATTTCTGTCTGCCGTGTTTATTGTAAATTCTTTTATTGCGTATTCTGTTCCTAAGGCTTGAGCTGATAAGTCTTGATAAGAAGACTCTCCATCATTTGCATAACTTAAAGTTAAATTTGTTCCATTACCCTTTGCTGTTACAAATACTCTATTTACTCTTTTTACTAAACCTGGATTACCAAAATCTATATCTTTTGTTCTTAAATCTATATTTTCAGTTCCTTGGTCATTACTTACTAAATGTATTTTATTATCTGAATGTTTAAAGAAGTATACACCATCAAATGATTCTACAAAATTAGATACATCCGCACTTCCTACGCACGCTCTTGTGGTCCAACCTTGCGTTGCAAAGTCATAACAGAAAACTTTATCTTCTGTATCTACACCACTGTTTGATGTCATTGCAGAGTCTTGTAAAACATATAATTGTTTATATTTTGGCTCATATGCTATAGAAGGTTTTAATAAAGCATCGCTTAGCTCTTGTCCAGATTGCCATAAATTGTCATCTAATCTTAATGTCAATTCTTTTGGAGCGCTTTGACCATCAAAGATATAGACTCCATTTCTATTTACCCAACATACACCAAAAGGAGTTTTAGATACTGCATTCTGAAATATACAACCCATACCATCGTATTCTGCTTCTAGATACCAACCAGCATCAGAACTAGAGGATACATTAATAACATATAATTTTTTTTGTTTGAAAGCTAGCAACCTGTTTCCTAAGCTATGTAAAGCTGTAAAAGAATCTCCGTCGCTAATACCAATATCTAGGTAGTAACTATCAGGAAATGTTGCAAATCTGTTTACTGGAGTATAATAAATTCTATCATCAAATACTTCATCGTTCTTTCTAACATTAGCAACCCAAGCTCTTCTTGCACATATAGTAGCAGCTCTATAACCTCCGTCTGCACCAAAGTCAATACTTTCTTCGTCTTGAGAATAGCCGTTAATACTTTCATAAGTATCTAAAGAAGGGTTAACTATATCAACTCCTTCTACTTTTCTATAATTACTTCCTGTTCCCGTTGCACTAGAAAAAGAATCGTAATCTTCAAATAAGTTTGTTCTTACTCCTCTTTGATAGTCTACGTCTAAAAATAATATCCATCTACCATTACCATCTTTTTTTCTTGTATAAACTCTTACGCCTTTTTCATTTTTTCTAGCAGTAAAAGAACCGTGCTTTATAATAAAGCTAACATTAGTAAAATATGCTCCTGTTGTAATAGGAAATAAAGTTGATTGAGGTGATTGTGGTAATGTTTCATTGTCTTGCAAATCTACTACTGTATGACAAAATTCATAAGAACCCGCTTCCCAACCACCGCCAGTAACACTTATACTTGTTGTTGAAACTGTTTTAACTCTTGCTCCGCTTGCATGCTCTAAACCAGTAGGTGAATTTCCAAAAACATTTCTATCTACTAATAGTTGTAAAACTTTCTTATCTCCTCCTGAAGCTAAATCTAAAGTATTAGTGCTTCTTACTCTCATAGCTTCACCATTTATATGTATAACTTCTCCCACAAGATTTGCTATTCCTCCAGTTGTTATACCACTATCAGCACCGTAGTTTAAACTAACAGAAGACATATCTTCTGCAGTTGTTAGTTTTAGATGTATCAATTTATCTGTAATAGATATATCAGCAGTAGGGTCTGGATTTGTTTCGTTAGGATTTGATGTAACTATTAAATAGTTAGTGCTTTCATTATTTTTAATAATTTCTGTGAATGACTGAGAATCTAACGTAGGGTCTGTTTGTAAACTAACACTAAACTCTCCAACAGTTCCATCTGGCTCTGGTAAAGTATCTGATTTTACTATAGAGTGAAACTGAGCACCATTCTTTTCTACTTTCATAGTAGTATCTAACCAGCCACTAACATCAGTTCCAAACCTATCTGTTTCACTTACATAAACCAATCTTCTTGGCTCTGTACTATTAGTTCCATCAACTACAGTTTCGTCTGCTACAAATAAAGTTCCGTCTACAAAATAGTATACTGGCAATACTGCGTTTTCATGTTGCATATCAATGATAGCATCTCCAGAAGCTTCTGTTAAAGTAAAGTTTGAAGTCTTTCCAAAATCTCTAGCATAAGTTAATATCTTTGTATTGGTTCCTGAAGCATTGTTTTCAGGAAATGCAAACACTTGTACGTTTGGACCAGTTACATCTCCAGCATTAGAATCTGTGTTATATTGACTATTAAAAATAAAAGCACCATATCCTGCAGTTGTTTGCGCATTAGGTGCATTAGCTGTTGCTAGCTTGGCTGAAGATACTGATGAAGACAATACAAGTCCAGGATTAGACAAAACAACATTGTTTGCTTTTGTTACCTGATTAGGTGCAATATCCCTAGGAGAGGACTTGGTATTAAGTCCTCCGCTAAAGTCGTTTAATTGTAAAGACTGCCTAGGCATTTAGCACCCGCATCCACATTCACAGTTCATATGTCTCTCCTATTTTTTATTTAGAGTTTTTTTCACTTCTGCCCATAGTTTGTCATCTAATTTGTTAGATGATTTAGCTACAAGCCAATCTCCTAGG